TTGGGACGCTAGGTAAACCATGACTTGTTGTGTTCATGGTGCTATATGCTGGTGCCGCAGGGTTACTAATATCAATCACACCGAAGAATGACGTACCAGTACCACTATAACCAGGGTGAGTAATGATAAGTTTAGAACCAATACTTGCAATACTTGGTGGTGTCCAAGCCCCTGTGGTTGGTGGTGATGTCGGACGACCTTCAGAGTTACCTGCCGTAACGCCACTAATGGTAATAAATGCGCCAGTTTGAATGTTGTAACAGAATGGCTGGTCTTTACCCGCAGTAAGTCCTGTGGCCACCATCCCAAAAATATAGTTACCAATGGTAATTTGAACAGAAATAAAGCCAGGTGTTGTGAATCCTGCAAAAGAAGTGAAACCGCCATCAACGCCTGGTCTAGCAACTACAATCTCAGGATTAGATTGGTCAAATACTAAGTTTGATAGCTTACGACATGCACCTGGGAATACATCCGTTGCATCGTAGGCGTCAGCTAATCCCTTCGGAGTAAATCTGACGGGTACTGAATCTGCTATAGGCATAATTTACCAAGGGTCAAGTTTCGTTGGACGGTTAGAACCACCAATACGGAATCGGCGAGGGTCTAATTGCACTTCTTTAACAACTTGTTGCTCGTCACCTTCAGTAAGTAAATGAGCTTCAAGCATCTTGTCACACATTGCCACCCACGCATTGTAGCGAGAGTCGTCAGTGATACGCATCATACGCATCGCTGTGGCTTCAATCAGGTAGTCTTGGTCTGAAAACCACGGAATAGCCGCGCTGGTTTCAGGATTTGTAATTGGGTTTTGACGCAAATAATAACGATGGGTAACAGTTATGTTTTGTGCCGATTGAGGGTAGATATAAAGCTGACCTAAGCCACCAGTCGCTACGGCTGAAAGGTCACTAGCCCACTCGTAAGGGTAGTTTGCCAAGCTGACTTGTTGTGTCTCAGAGTCGAATTGTTTTAACGATGCTGGATTTAAGAAATAAGGCTCACCTTGAATTTCATAAAACATATCGTATGTTCTTAAGTAATTGGCCTCTAATGGAAACGGGCCATTACTATAAGCAGGAATAATTAAGTTTGTAGTGATTAAATTAACTTTTAAGTTACGGTGCAGCACAAGATCGTCGAGCACAAAATTCAACGCCCTGCCCCCCTGTGCGGTGAACCCTGGACACTTAGCTATCGCTAGAGCATCGGCAACGATCTGTGCTGCGGTGTAACTCATATTAGCCTAAACCGACCTTTTTCTTAGCTTCAGAAATGGCCAGCTCACCTTTCTCAATATCTTCAGTAACGCGAGTAATGTTAGTACCCATGTTTTGAATAGTAAGCTTTTCTTGTGACGTTAGTTTAGCACCATTCTTTTGTTTTGACTCAAGATTTTCTAAAACCTCTTTCATTTGTTTTAGAGCTTGTACGCCTTGGTCACGACGAGCTTCCAATTCAGGAATCTCAGAACGAGTACGCTGGTGATCTACAATGTCGTGGAATAAATTTACACGGTTATTCACAGACTCGACTGACTCACCTTCGTATAAATAGCCACTAACGTTGATTGTTTTACCATTTGGCATAGTCGCTTGAATACTGAAATTACCAGTTACTAAAGCGCCTTGCAACGTGCCTTCTTCTTTCTTAGTCATTTGGTCATACTCCTTAGATTAACGTGTTTTGCCCATAAAATGGCGATTTGTTGGGCGACGATACGCATTTTCATTGTCGCCATGAATTGACTTCTCATGGTCCCAACAACGAGCAATACGGCTCTTTAAATCGGTCAGTGTATACAAGTCAACGGTATAGGTCTCGTTATGGAAATAATCTTGACCATTAGTTGTGAGTGAGATACCTGCGCCTGTTGGCAATTGTATCTGATAAAAATAAGTTGGTACATCAACCTCTACGAATTTTTGCTTACGTTCGTCGGTTTCCCAAGGGTTGGTGCATTTTTTAATCTTTACAGTTTTACCTGTTGGTTGTTCATCGCTATTGCCCACATACATGCCAGCTTCGGCTGTGGCTAACGCATTACTTTCAGCAACACTACGTGCTTCCTGCTCTTGAAGTAACTGAGCTTGAAGGGCTGCAATCTGTGACTGCAACTCAGCTAATGTGACTTCTTTATTTTCAGTTTTAGGTAGTGATAATTTTGTATTTTCTTGTGACATGATCTTGCTCCTTAGTGAATAAGAGGGGCCGAAGCCCCCCTTAAGGTTACGTCATTATTCTGACGCAGTACCAGCAGTGTAGCCTACGCTAAATGCTGAGCTTGCTTCAGTACGAGCCATGTACGCATTGTTCAAGATGATAGTACCGTACATCATCTTCCAAGATACAACGCGAGTTTGGTTCATCGGATCTGACTTATCAGCACCTTGCAAGTAGTTGTATTCCACATCATCAAGCAATACTTGGCCATAAGCGTCCATACCGAAGAATAATGTTGGGAACACTGTTACGCCTGTTGCTGGTGCAGCAGGTGGTGTTTGTGCAACACCAGTACCAGTGATAACTACTGTTGAGCCTGAAGCCAATTGAGTTGCGTTACCAGCTAATGGACCAGTTGAAGGACCTGAAGCTGATAGACCCAAGTTAGCTGGGCTTGCAGTTGTGCCGATGTACACGTTAAACACATAACCTGCCAATGTTGGCAATGTTACGCTGATAGAACCTGCACCTGAACCACCAACTGTCAATGCACCTGATACTTGGTAGATACGTTGTTCAACTGAAGTCGCTGTAGGAGCGCCAGTCACTTGAATGTAGTATGTATTAGCAGCCAAAGCACCGCCAGTTGTTGCTGGGGTACCAGTAACGGCAGCTACACCAGTCCAGTAAGGCATCATATTGGTTTTGCAGAAACGTGCGCCGCCCCACTCGCCAAGGTCATTGTTATACAAGCGATTGATGTCGCTGTATGACCATGCAGTAGCAATAGTAGAGTTTTGACGCAAATCTTGAGCAACCAATGGATGAATCAATGCAACATAGTGAGGCATGATACCTGGTTTAGATGAAGCTTTAGTACGTGCATCAGCGTCAATCATCATGTCGATACGTTCATCGCCATTGAATGTTGGTGCGCCGAATGTTTCTAAAGAACCAACGATTTTTGAAATTTCAACTGGAGTCATCACGTCAGTAGCAACCAATGCTGCACGGTTAGCTTTACTATTTGCATAGTTGACTTGAGTACCTGTCAATAGAATGTTCAATACGTTACGTTCGATAGTTTCAGGTTGTTGGATACCAATCAAACGGATCGCTTGTTTAAACAATGGATGTTTGATAGTCATATCAGCAACGTCAGTCACACGAACCAAGTCACCCCATTGTTGAGCAGTCGCGCTAACTTGAGCAATTGTGATTGACTCACCTGCTGCTGCAACGCCTTCGCTCAATGGTGCGAATGGAAGTGGTAAACGCTCATAACGAGTAGCGGTGTAATTCACACCAGTATTCTTGTCGATTTTAAGCGGTTGACCGAATTGATAAGCCACTAATTGACGTTGAGCAATACGCAATACTTCATCAGCAATGTGTAACTCAATATCGTTAGCGATAGTTTGGCCTGAAGGACCTGGTGAATAGTTAGTAATAGCTGGTGAGATTAAACTCACTAGAGATAACCACATATTTTTTAGTAAAGCTTTCATTTTAGTTTCCTTAGAAAAAATTTGCATTAGATGCGAATATTCTCTAAACGTTTTGCTCGCTTTTCAGCCTCAGACATAGAGCTAGAACCTCTAGCGTTTACATCTGATCGAGCACCTGGCGTCGCTGGACGTTTAGAGCCACTTGTGGTCTTACTTCCAGTTGTTTTTAATTTGCCCGCAAGCATATCTTCACCAACCAAAATCGCTAACAATTTCTCACGAGGAGCGTTTTGTCCACGACCTCTGATCTCGGTCAACATACTTTCAACTCGGTCTTTATAGGCCTCATACAACTTAGGCTTTTCAGAACGAATACGGTCAAACGCAGACTTATCAGCTAAATCCTCAGCACGGATAATTGCATTTTGAGATGCTTGACGAGCTTGACGGGCCTCACGAGCTGACTGAACGGCATACTTTTGCCAATCACTAGCTTCGGGATTGCGTAAAACTTGCTCCTCTTGCTCCCACAACACTTGATCCTGCGTTGGTTGTACTGGTTGATTAGGTTGACGGCGAGCCGCATCTAAATCAGCCTCTAACTTACGTTTAGCATCTTCCGCTGCTTGTGCTCGTTCACGGAGGGTTCTAATCTCTTTTTGAGCACGAGTTTCACGAGGTGCAGGTTCAGGATCTAAGTCGTCATCGTCATTCGGATTAGGATCTAAGTCGTCATCGTCATTTGGATTAGGGTCTAGGTCATCATTCGGATTAGGATCTACATCGTCATTCGGATTAGGATCTAAATCGTCATCATCGCCCACATGCGGTGAAACTAACAACTGTAAAAATTTCCACAAATTAAACATAATTACTACTCCTTTGGTCGGTTACGCCAACCCAGCGAAATGACTCTTTACGGGAATCACGCGAGGGTACTCGTATATCTAATAATAGCCATTATTCGTTCTCGGTGTGGGGGATGTAACCAACCATCCGTTCCATACGCTGATAACAAACTAAGCAAGTGTTGAGAATAGCCTTTGTCGACTGCATATTTGTCAGCGGCTAACTCATGGTTCCGACAAATACGTAAAAACCACCATGGGTTCCACCAAGCGATTAAGAATAATAATGCTATTCTTTTCTCAGAGTGATGTAACTCACAATGACCTTCTTCATGTGCGACTACCCCCGTTTGTTGCATCGGCGACAATCGCTTAAACCTTATACCTAAATAAATACGTTTGAACCAAAAAAAGCTAAATGCACGAGCAATGATTGGTTCGTCTACATCTACTAATCTCATGTATTAGTATCCACCACTGTACCAGTATCAGCAGGTGTAGCATCAACTTTAGTCTCAACTTCAGGTGCAGTTTCAACTGGAGCTTCAACTGTCTCAACTGGTGGTTCAGCAGGTGCAGTATCAGTAGGTGCAGTATCAGTAGGTGCAGTCTCAGCAGGTGCAGTCTCAGCAGGTGTAGCATCAACCGCAGTTTGAGCTGGAGTTGTATTAGCTAATGTTGCAAGTGCTGGTGAGATTGGGTCGTTACCACCAAAGCCACCTGTGGTAGTGCTTGTGTCAGCACCAGCAGGTAAAGCTGAAGGAGGTGTGCCATCCACTGGGTTTACTGGATCATTTTGACCAAAACCTTTTTTGAATGGGTCAACTGCCACGTCTTTACGTGAAGCAAATAATGCTTCAGCGGCATTTAAAAATTTTACTACTTCGCTATCAATGTCGTGACCGACATCAGAAGCGATTTGTTGTAGTTCAGCAAAAGTAACCATTTTATTCACCTTGAGTTTGAGCTGGCTCAGCATTGACTGGTTCAGCAGTTTGTACTGGTGCAACCTCAATTGCAGCTTGTGCGGCAGCGGCTTCTTCAGCCAATTGAGGTTGCGCTTGAAATTGAAGCTTACTAATCAAACCCGCTGCCGTTTTAAATGGTAATTCAGCCAAGCCAGCGATTAATACATTTGCTTCTTCGGTAGTCACATTAAAAATCATTTTAGTCATCCTTCTTTAGTTAGGTTCAATTGGGTTATTGCCTTCTGACAACCAAATTAAATATTTTTGATAATCAGAATTGTTTATATCAAACGGTATAAATATCCCGTCATCTCTTAATATAACATTATCTATTAAAAGTCCAGTCACCACGTCTTTAACTTTAGAATAATTCATAATTAAAAATCCGAAGTAGCAATAATAATAGCATTAGTAGTTTGTGCTCGGAATGTTACTGCTGCACCAGCAGTTTGTCCACTCACACTTGAAATTTGAAACCACAAAGCGTTTTGGGTTTGATTGGTAGCACCTATTGCCCAAGTTGTACTTGAATTATCAGCACTTGCACTACGCCAATTTAATGTTGACCCTGCAACTTTTGAAACGGAAGGAGCTACTCGCATTGTTTGTAAAAATTGAGCATATCCACCAATTGAAGATGCTGAATCGGCCTCTCCCCACCAACTAACTATTGGTTGTAAATATCTTTGACATAAAGATAATTCAGTACCATACGAACGAACGTCAATACTTGTTGCAGTTAATCCTTTTTCAAACGTTATTCCAGTAATTTCGTACCCATCACCTGAAATATGAGAACCTAAAGCTGTCTCTAAACTTAAAGCTGTGCAATTTGATGGAATTGAAAACGTAAAACTATATCTTGCCGCGGTTGTTGATATTGTTAAAGCGGTATCAGTATTTGATCCACTAAATATCACTACTTGGTCAATAGTTGATGTACCAATTCTAATACGGCCTGTAACACCAGTTGAACCTGCGTTTGAATTATTGGCTTTTGCATAAAAACTACAAATTACAGTTTGTCCAACCAAATCCACGAAATTAGTATATTCAATTTGCTGACCCATTTGCATATACGTATTAGCCGCCGTTGCTGTATATTTTAATGATTTAGAAAACCCTGTAATTGTGGACGCAATTTGTTGTACCGTAGAGTTATTTGCTGAGCTTTGAACTTTCCAACGGTCTAATGTATAAACCGAACCATTTACTGTATATGCTGAACCATTATTTACTTGGTCAATTGACATATTTCCATTAATAATACGATTTTTAAACCCAAAAGTATTAGGTGTATTGACGGTTGCTGTAGCTGTAATTGTTGTACCAGTAATTGCAGCAGGTGTTGTACTACCAATGGCAGGAGGTGCAGCTAAGTAATTGCTGAAACCTACGCCTGATACTGTACTTGACGCGCTTAATGTTGTAAATGCACCAGTGTTAGGTGTTGTCGCACCGATAGTGCCATTTAATGGCCCACTAAATCCAGTATTAGCAGTGATGGTTGTACCTGTGATGGCCGCAGGTGTTGTACCACCAATGGCAGGGGGAGCAGCTAAGTAATTGCTGAAACCCACACCTGAGACTGTGCTTGATGCGCTAAGCGTAGTGAACGCGCCAGTGCTTGCGGTTGTCGCGCCAATACTTACAGCATTGAACGCACTCACTGTTGAGCCTAAAGCAGCAGCCGTTGCACCAAAGGTGATTGAGCTATTGGTCAACGCACCGTTAGGAATACCTGTAAAGTTTGTACCGACCAATGTTGGGGTTGATGACCAAGTATTTGCGGCACCTGAGCCGTTACTGATCATTACCTGACCAGCAGTACCAAAGCCAGTTGTGCCTGACAATGCAGGTGTAGTACTTAAGTTAGTTGATAGACCAATCGCACCTGACGTATTAATAACGTGAGCTGAAGCGCCAGTGGCACCCCAAGCAAAGTATGATTTATAGCCGTTACCTGAACCAAAAGTTATGTCACCATCGTGGCCTGAGAAGTACACACCATTGTTGATTGAGAAAAAGTCGCTTGGTGTCCCACTTGAGAACACTGAGCTATTCATCCCAAACTCACCGTAGTAGCTTGAATCAGTACCTAGGTCATTACTCAACACATAGTTAGTTGATGCTCCAGTTGTACCCGATTTATTTTGCAATACAGTTTGCAAATAATTATTAGCGACCGTTGAACCTGACGCATAACTTGTATTAGCGGCATTGAACCCTAGTACTGGCGTAACACTCGTTACTGTATTTGTAGATATTGTGGTAAACGCACCGCTATTAGGTGTCGTACTACCGATTGTGCCTGGTACAGCCCAAGTATTACCCAACAATTGTGACACGTTCAAATTTGGGACAACTGTTGTACTGGTAATACTAAATGGGGCTGTGCCTGTAGCGAGTGTGCTGGTGATCACACCGCTTGCTTGTAATGTTGTGAATTTCCCAGTGGACGGTGTTGCTGCACCGATAGGTGTATTGTCTAAGCTATCGAGGGTAAGTGACACGCCAGTGATTGAACCGCCAGTGATAGTAGCATTAGCTGTAGACAAGCTATTAAAGCTTGCTAAACCTGTGCTAGTAAGCGTAGTAAACCGACCAGTTGATGGAGTATTTGCACCAATTGGGGTTGAGTCTAAACTATCAATGGTTAAAGCAACACCTTGAATAGTACCGCCAGTGATGTTGACGTTAGTAAAGTTACCACCATTGGCGGCCACACTTGCTAAAATCTGAACATTACCGTTGTTGTCTACGTAGTAAAGCGTTTGCGTTGTCATGCTCAACGCCATCTTAACTGCGGTATCAGGCGTTATCGGGACATTATATTCAATTGGGGCAGTCATAATTTAAGCTCTCAAGTTACCTAGCTGGCGCACCGATCATATTGTCTTGTGGGATCGCACCAGGTGGGTTTTGGCCAGGGCGAGGTTGCTGTGGTTGAGCACCCATACGTGGAGTACCCGCAACACCTGGTCCAGCACCGCCAGGAATACCTGGCATACCTTGAGGTTGTTGAGCAGCCATCGCCATCTGACGTTTACGTTGTAATTGTTCCATGTGCTTCTGTATGTGGCCACGGAATATACCGCTTGGGTCGCCTGATATTTGAGCTGCCAATTGATGTTTTTGCAAGTGCTCTACATCGTCATCGGCATCATGGGTGTCCACTGCGATAAAGTTGACCATCATTTCATCTTCGATCTCAGGGCTTACAGTAAACTTATTGCGCTCATCAATTAAGATGCGATTGCTAAGTTCGTTACCAAATACGTTTTGTACCAGTATTTCAAGCACTGGCGTAATGTCTAGTTTGCGACCATTCAATTGTTGTGGTGGGATGCCTCGCAACACGTTCATCGTAGCAATTTGTTGTTGCATACGTTGCATGTTCATCACAAAGTCGGTGCCAGTCCATTGGAAGAAGTAGCGTTGGCCCCATTGTTGAATTGGGATTTGTTGCATTTGCGCTTCAACACCAATCTCACCCATTGAGATCACGGTCAATTCTTTATCTCGGAATTGGCAGTCGTACTCAAAGAAACGCTCCATCAACGGATTGAGAATTTCCTCCTCAAAGCGTTCAGCGTGGTCGACAATGGATACTGACGACTCTTGCATCTGAGCACCAACGGCTGCATTGTTTTTACGGCCACTACCAGTCTTACCCATCATCATCTCGTTTACATCCAATGACTCATGGATTTGAGATTTGATTGATTGACACATTTGGATAGAGTCTTTCCACAGTTGTGGGAAGTTTTGGAAGTGCGTTGAGTTAGGATCAACTGGCCACACTGCCGCTAAACCAAATACCATCATGGCGTAGTTAGGGTTCTTTTCAGGATCAGTCATTACGATTGGTAGCAATGAATACATTGCGGAGTCTTGACCCATGTTAAAGAAGTCATTGAGATTCCATTGCAACCATTTCACAGCTTCAACCTTAGAAATGCCGTTGAATGAACCGCTAATACGTTCGACTGGCGCTGAAATAATTGGACGTTTTTGATTCCATTGTGGCGCTTTGATAATGCCGACCACATCATTCTCACCAGCGTAGTAAACATACGCTAATGACTTTTGACCTTCTTCAAACTCAAGCATCATGTGCGCTTCGTAGATCAATGCGTACTTAAGCGTGCCTTCTGTTTTAATGCCAGCGTCGCTTGTACGTTTTTTCTCAGGTACGCGCTTCTCACGGCCTTTGTGACTGCTAACCCACTCACCAATCTCGCTATCTTCAGGCAAGATAAAGATGCCATCGTCGACCATCTTTTTAACTTGCGCTTTACTCATGCGAAGTTTGATTGCAGTGATGTCAGCTTTTTCAATGTTGTTGACGGTTGGTGGGATAACGATCATATCCTCAGTTGCGAAGTCCGTAATGATCGGACCTTCTTCAACCACTTCATCATTTCTAAATTCTTCAATCTCGTCGTCTTGGTCTAGCAATTCTACTTGCTGACCTTCAGCCGTTTCCATCACTGGATTTTTACGGATCATGTTTGTGACTGAGCGCACATCGCGCATCCAGTCCACATACAAATTCCATTGGCCAGTCACATCACCTGCGACCAGCATTGAACGTACAACGGATTTGAGTTTGGTAGAACGAATGTAGTGCTCAAGCAATGAGAGCTGAGCCATAGGCTTTTGACTGTCCGTACCTACGGCGTCCACGTGTTGATATTTATTCGGGAATAACTGTTTAAGAGATCGTTTAGCTCGGGCAGTGATAGCATCACGAACCACAGGAACATAACACTTTGAATTACCTTGGTAGGCTTGGTTATCATCAGGGTCAGCATTATAGATATGCCAATACTCCTGAATTGCCTCGTCAGCTTCTTCACGATTTTTAAAAGCTTTTTCAATATCAGCATATTTGCCCGCACAATCTTGATAAATATCGGACTCGATTTTTTCAGCCCAATTCTCAATGGCTTCTTTAGGCTTTTTGTCGGACTGTTTTGCCATCATTACCTCGATAATGCTGATATGTAGGGTGTACCTAACGCATTAGTCGCGTTAGTTTTATATTGGATTGTATCATTATTGACCTTGTTAATTGCGAATGTCAAGCACTCTAATGATTCAATCAAAGTTCTTGCCGTACCGCGCTCAGGTTCACCCGATCTATCGCCATTTGGCTTCAATGCCCAGTTGTATCCTTGTGCCATCGCTTGCATGACATTACGCGCATTGTCATCGACACGCAATAGTCGCTTGTTAGTTTTCTCAGTGCGTATCATTGGTGACAACGAACCCCTTGCCATGACTGCGTTCTCAGCCCGATTGACTGGGATTTTAGCGGCACGTAATGCTGTGACTAGCGGATTGCGCCCCACCTGGTCGAACACATCAGCGGGGACCCATGCGGTCACTTTTTTGGTTGGGTACATGGCGCGCAGTAGTAATGCGATGTCAGGGATAGCGTCGTTTGGCATCAGTGGGCTTACCCAGTCGGCAATGACGGTTAAATGCTGACCATCAAGCGCACAAAGCACGCCAGTTGTCTCAGTCGATGTGGCGTTCACACCAAGCAATAGCTGGGTATTGCGTGACACCTCGGTTAGCTGGGTAAGGTTCGCCTCACCAAAGTCACCGTAGATTGGCACACCGCTAAACACTTTTAAGGCATACGCTAGGGCATTAAGCACGTCGCGTTTGCCTGAAGGGAAGTTGACGATTTGACTGACGAGTTGCTGGTGCGCTGCACGGCCACCAACGAGAATGATGTCCCCCGCTAAA